CTGAAATTCTTTGGTTGATGCCCATACCAATCTTATCTGATAGGACAGACGCGTTGTGTTGTTTACCACCTTTACCTTCAAAGGTCATCTTACATGGTACAGAACCAACTGAATCCCAAATAAAACAAAGACTATAGTTCAACTCACCCTTTTCTTGTGCATCCAAAAGTTCGTTGATGTAGTCTGTGATTTGTTCTATATAACTGAAATTGTTATTGAATAAGAAAAATCCATCCCAATCCAACTCACCTGTTTCTTTATCTACAACTTCATCACATTGGAACCCCATAAGTTTGGCATGGTCAAAACTCCATTTCTGTTCGGTAATTATGAAGACAGGTAGAATCTCTTTTTTCTGAGCGTCCACCGCAGCTTTAATTGCAGCAGTTGTCTTACCTGTATCAGAGTGTCCAAGGAACATATTGATATGTCCAATTGCAGGACCAGGAAGACCTACCGCATCCAAGAAGTCAGGACCCAAATCCAAAAACCTCTGTGGTTTATATTTTGCAGAAGTAGAATACTTCTTTTTTAAATTACTAAAATCGTTCTTTTTGATTGCCATATAAATAAATTAAGGGCGGCTATTAACCGCCCTTTGTTTGTTATTAATTAGAATGGTAAGTCACCATCAACGTCAGCGTCTGCTTGAGGGTCAACCATTTTCGCGGGAGATGATTTTTTACTTCCACCATATGATTCCTCTGATACAGTAGAGTCACCGTAAACATATCCACCTTTGTCGTTATCCCACTTTGGTGTTTCACCTCTTGCAATCGCTTCAAGGTATTCTACGGGTTTTTTACTGTAAACATCCAACCAAGTCAACTCATCGTTAACCCACTCTTTAGCCTGAGCTTTCTCTGCAGACACAGGAGTTGGGTCATCATACATGATTGCTGATACTGTTGTGTACTCTTTTCCTTTAGGTGTCTTTGACTTAGCAAGTTCGATGATAAGGTCACGACCACTTTCAGCGTCAGTGATATCACCTTTGTTTCTCCAAATCGGAATAATTTTGTCGAGGATACCCTCGTTCTTATAGTTGTGTTTGAAACGCCAGAACTTTGGTCCGTCCTGCTCGTTATCACGGTCGATAACTTTTACGATGTAGAACTTACGTGATTTGTACTGCTTAGCAAGTTCCTTGTCGGAATCTTTACCTGTACTCATCAATTCTTCGTAAACTTCATTAAGTGGTGAACGCTCGTTGTCGTTCTTTCCTGGGTCGTAGAATTTCTGCCACTGACCACCTACTTGGATTTCGTGGTACCAAGCCTCTTTGAATGGTGAGGAACCATCTTGTGTTGGGAGAATTCTTACTCTTCTCTGACCTGATTTCTCTTTATCCCCAAGGATTAAAGCGAAATACTTTTTCATTCTTTCGTCTTGCGACATTTTGGATTGGGCCCCGCCCATCTGATTTTTTTCATACTGTGCCAATACGGCGTCTAATACATTACTCATTTTTTAAAGTTTTAAGTGTTTATTAAATATAATTGGGTTTACCCTATTAGTCAAATTAAAAAGGGACTTTTGAAGTCCCTTTATTTTTTATCTTTTAAATTCGTTGTCGTAACTGTCTACCTTTCCTGGTTGGAAAGAGTTTTTGATGTCGTTAACATTTAAATTTGTTACATCATCTGAAGTTAAAACATAATCATTTTTTCCTGTCTTTTCCATATCTTCTTTCTTGTCTTCAAAAAAGTCAGATAACTTTTGATTGAAAGGATATGAATCGTAAGTTCTGAGTTCAAGTTTCTCTTGTGGAGTCTTCTCTCTATACTTCTCAATTTTCATTTCAAGTGAGTTCAACTTGTTCATTAAAGAATCCATATCTTTTAATTTAGATTCCAAGTTATTAAGTTGACTAAATAAGTTGTTGAAATACTCCTCTTGCTTTGTCTCAATATTTTTTTGAGAGTCAACAAGTTCTGTTACGTCAAGCTCTTCTTTACCTGACTCTCCTCCACCTTCTTCTTCAGACTTACCCTCGTCGTCGATTTTTTCAACATCGGGGTCGTTTTCTACATCAATAGGTTGAGGTACTGCACCTGGTATCTCACCTCCTGGTGGGGGTGGTACCGCTCCTCCTGGAGCTGGTGGGGGTGGTGGAACCGCTCCTGCCGCAGCATCTGCTGGCGGTGGGGGTGGAACTGCTTGCTCTGTTATATACTTGTTGATTTGATTATAACGTTCAATCTCGCTTAAAATTTTCTTGTCCAAACTCATGTTATTAGTCGTTTAGTAATTGTTTTATACCTCTCGCGGTTTCAACCCTTACTTTTCTGTTTGCTGTTTGCATGTGACCAGCTCTTTCAATAAGACCGTCTCTTTCTCTCACTACATAGCAGTCACCTGTTTCCAAATCACAAACTTGCTTAGTACCATCACCTAAATCCTCTTCTGAAAATTTAACTGATTTACCAAGATAATTGTCTAACGTTGATTTTAAATTCATAAAAATACTTTCTTAATAAATATACTGTTTGTTATAAAAATAATTTACCTGATGTTGCGGTATAGGTCGAATCAGGTCTTTCGTTTACCTTATATGTAACTGATAGTTGATATTCACCCTTTCCATTGAAAATAATCTCATTTTGATAACCTGTATCAGGACTTGTTACAACTCTGATACTTTGTTTATCCATTTCTGGAACTTTATATAATTCAGGTTCATCCTTTCTTGAAATTGTGAATTCTTTTGAAAGTTCAAATCTATAAACGTAATAACCTCCAGTTGATTTTTTGATAGCGTAGTTGTTACGTCCTCCTCCTTGAAATGCGTTCTGAATAGGATAGAAGTTTTCATTTGTCTCGGTAACTAAAATTAAATTAGCAGGATGTGGTGGATTTGGGTTTGGTATTTGCGGTGTTGGTCCTTGTGTTGCACTTGTTCCATAAACCATTTTTCCATTAAAGGATAACATTTGGTCTTGTGGGTTTGCAGTTCTATCAGCTGGTATTCCTGTAATTTGTATTTGATAGTCAACTTCAGAGTTTGACCTGAATTGTTCAGGTATAAGCCCCTTGAATATAACATCGACTTGAGTTTTATTTATTGAGAAGGTCTGATTGTTGTTGGACAAGAAATTATTCAAACTTTGGGTGCCTTGCGCCAATTGACTTCTAACAATAGTGTTGTTTGGTCCTACCTCAATCTTATATGATGTATAAGTCAATGTTTGTGTTGGTTTAATTGACCATACTCCCACATTTTGTGCAACTTCCACTTTGAGTAAATCTGTGGTTCCATTAGTTGCTGTTGTTCTTTGTGTTTCTTTCAAGGCTGGGGTTGTAGGGTTAGTATTAACATTCGAAGTTGAACCCACACCTGAGGCACCATTAACTACAGAGCCAGGTGATGAGCCAACAGGAGCTGCTGGGTCGTATTTGAATTGTGCCACGGTTGTAAATGAACCATAAGATGTTTGTACTTTCACGGTTGTATTTTTTACAGTAGTTCCTTGTCCCATAACTGGTACAACTATTCTCAATGTCTGTGGGTTTATTATAGTCACGTATCTTTCCTCAACTTGATACTCCGTATTTCCTTCTTTGAAGAATACTTTTGTTGCGGTATCTAAATTTCTTCCATTTATAACCATTTGTGTGCCTGTATATCCAACAGCAGGTGCGAATGAATTTATATATGGTGGTGGACATACTTGACCAGGATTTGGGTATAATGGAGTAGGCGTTGGTGTTACTCCTGGTGTTCTTCCACTTTGTCTATTATTTGTTTCATCCAAGGCATCTGCTGTTGATTCTGTTACAAGTTTAACTGCAACCGCTGACTTGATAGCCTCTTCCATAGTTTTTATAAGTGTTTCAAATTCTCCACGGTTTGTGTCGAAGTAAGATTCTGAAACATTATCTTTTGGCCAATAACAAGCGTAATATTTGTCCAACCCAATTTTTTCAATTTGAGGTGCTCTATTAGCCAAACTATCTCCCATGAATTTTATATAATCTTCAAGGGTCGCAAATGATACAATTGGCATAGACTGAGTCTTTCCAACACTCTTAACATTTACACAACAAAATTCTTTCTTGAAATATTTGTTAGCTCTTGGTTGGAAATTATTTTCAAGTGATAACAAACCTAAGTTGTTATTGTAACCTACAAAATTTCCAGCACCTGAATTTGAACTTTTAACAAAACTTGTAACATAAGAAATGCAGTAGATGTAAGTTCTTAACAATTGATTAGACTGACCTGGCAGTACTGTCTCAAGTGCTGTCTTGAATGCTTCAGGTGAAACGTTCTTTGGAACACCTCCCTGTACATTATACTGTTGATATG